ATGAGCGGGGTGAGCATCAGAAAGTCAGGACTTGGAGTTGGATCGGCGGGATCGGCGCGGGCCAGTGCGAGTCGTCAACCGGATTGAGCGGCGCGGAGGTTTGAAGATTGTTCGATGCGGCACGCACCGCATCTGCATAGGACCAGCCGCGGTCGGCTTCCTGCTGGTTTGCCAGCGCGGCGGCAGGCCATTGCGACTCGTCGATGCCGTATTCGCGCATGCAGTCTTGCGTGCTCTGCGTCGCGTTGCGCTGTGCGTATTCTGGGAAGCACATGTTGATGCGTCGCGCAGCCTCGCCGTTGATGATGTCGTTGAGTTCGTTGCGCCAGCCCGGATCGAGCACCTTGGGCCCACCACGACTGACGACGTAAGCCGGATTTTTGATCGGAAGCATGGTCGTGTTCGGATGCGCGCCCGCAGGTACGGCCACGCCATCCTCGTATGTCGCGATGACCGGCGTGTCGGCGTTGGCAGAGATCGCGCTTGTGAGCACGTAGACTTGCATAGTCGCGCTCCTAGACGTTCGGCATGTTGTTCGAGGCCGTGTACGAGATCAGCGAGGACTGATTGCCGACGACGTTTACCGCTGGCGACGCGGTACCCCAGACGCAACCGGTGCCCATCGCTATTTCCGAAACGTTGAAGGCGAGCAGGTCGCCGTAGGTGGCGTTGTTGGTCGCGGTCAAATTCAGGAAGAACGCGTTAGCGTGGTCGTTCGAAGCAACGCCGTAGTCGCCGTTGAACCTGATGTAGTAGTTGCCGTCGCTAAAGCCGAAGACCTTGCCGCCGAGCGTCGATGTGATGCCCGCATAGTTCCCCTGGCCGACGCAGAGGCCGCGCAATCTGGCCGAGCCGCCTGAGTGCGCGTAGAGGCCCCACCCTGAGTTGCCGGTCCAATAGACCTGATTCAGGTCCATGAAGGCGTTCCACTCGATGTCGAACGCCTGCATGCAGCCCCACACCGCCACATCCTTCGCGCTGAGACGTTGACAGCCGAACGCGCCCACTCCGATGACAACCGGGCTGAGATTTTGGTTTCGGTTGTCGTCTCCCGTGACGAGGATGTCCTGAAAGAGCGGCTGGCCAGCTCCGATGTTGGCAAGCCCGACGGCTCCGAGCGGGATCACATTTCCGGTGTAGCTGGTATCAACGTGAACCTCGGTACCGTAACGCGCGCGCAGCATCGCGATGTTGGCGGTCGAATCCGCATTGTTCACTCCCGCCGCAGTGGCTTGGAAATCGGCTTGCGTGGGAGCTGCGGCCTTCATCGTGCCTTTCACCACGATGCGGTCGCCGTTGGGATGCGAGACCTTGATCGGCGGGTAGACGCCGATGGCAAGCTGGATGGTCACTGTGGCGAGCGGACTGATGAGCTTGCGTTTCAGCGCCACCATCACCGAGTCGACAGTGGGGAAGCCGGTCGATGGGATCGGATAGGTGACGTTGCTGATGACCGTGATGTCGGTGTCGGCAATGAAGTTCGACCCGTCGTACTTCATGAAGATGATGTTGCCCGCGATGATGTCGGCGGGCAGCAGCGGGCCGCCGTCTGAGGCCAGCACCGGAATGGGCGAGAGCGCGTTGACCTTGAGCGTGGCGGGCCCGGTCACCGTGTTGGCGAGTTTCACAAGGCAGACGAAGCCCGGTGCCAGCGCCGTGATTGCGGGCGAGAACGGCGCAACGATGTTGTTCACCGTGCCGGTGTCAACGGCATACGGGATGCCAATATATGTCGTGGTGCCACCGCCGCCGCCGCCTGCGCCGCCGAAGTTGGTGAGCTGCCACGCGGTGCCGTCGAAGGTCACCCCGATCACGCCGCCCGCAGGCAAGTCGCCGATTGCGGGATCGGTGCCATCCATCTTCTTGATGCGAGCTGCGCCCGCACCTGCATCCAGAGTGCAGACCGAGGCGGTGTTGGTGTGCAGTACCTTGACCTTGAGCGGCAGGCCGATGGTGTAAGACGGCAGCGCCGGGTCGAGCGCCACCACGAGTTGATTGACTGGTCCGGTATCCTCGCAATAGTTCGCCCGCTGTGAGCGGATTGCCTTGAGCATCTGTTGCAGGTCGGCCGACGACGAAACAAACTTGTTCTTCTCGATGACGGCGACGATTTCCCGCATCGGGTGTTCGAACGCCGCTGCTGGCGGGATCGAGCCCTGCAATCCAATCGACGGATTCCCGTTGATGTACGGAGCGTTCGGGTCCGTGATGCCGTATGGCTGAACGTATTGCATGGAGGCCCTCTATTAGTTCACGGGGTGCCCTGCATGGGGCCGCCGAACGCCAATTTGGAGAAGTCTCCGACGATGTCGGTATGCGAAGGTTTCCAGCGTTCGAGCAAACAGATCGCATCGTCAGGGATGCCGACGCGGCAGTGCGGATCAACACCGGCCTGCCCGCTCGACGCGCGGAACCAAATGATCGCGGGCTCCAGTACCTCGACCGTCCAATAGAAGCGCTGCTCGGGCGGGCCGATGTACCAGCGAAAGTGTTGGTTCGGATCGCTCTTGGGGCGGGTATCACCGACTTGGCTGATCCCGCACATGAACGGCGCGAATTCTTTGATGTTGATCGTGAAGCCGACCCACGCCATCAGGTCGGTGAAGTATTGGCGCGACTGCCCGCCGAGCCACGTCATGTAGAGGACCAGCATGCGCTGGCGCTCGCCGATGGTGGTGGCCTTCGGGAAGCACGGGTCAGGCAGTCCCCATGCTCTCTCCCAGTCCGGCAGCAGTTCCACAGTTTTGCGCGGGTCGCTCTCGCGTTCGAGCAGGTCCGCGGCGCGGCTATCTACAAATCCCCAGTATTGCGCGAGCCCATCGCACGCGCGCGCCAACGTCGAGTCAGCATCGCGCGGCCACGCCTGCCCCTGCGGCAGCAATTGCAGGAAGGCGTAGGTGTAGTCGTCGCCCGAGCGCCGGACGTGCCGATCCCGCGGCTGATCAGACGACATAGACGATGTCCCCGAGCACGGCCATGTGACCCGGCGACGGCATCACGTCGTCATCCCAATCCATCAGATCAAACGAGACCACGTTGGCGGTGTTCATGATCGCCTGCGCCTTCCACGCGGCGAAAATGGTCTGTCCGGGCTTGGCCTTCTCGAACAACATCTCTTGCAAGCTCGCCTCGATTGCACCGCGCACCTCGGTGGTGTCGGGCACGAGGTCGCCGATCTTCACGTCGATGAACTGCTTAATCGGTGCGAGGACCCAAAAGTCCTTCACCGCGACCGGGCGCACCGAGTCGATGTATGCGGTTGCAGCATCGAGGTCTTGTTGGCGCGGCCAGCCGTCATCGTCAGCGCGCAGATCGTCGAACAGCACGCGCACGGTGACCGTGCCGATGCCCATTTCGAGCGGGCTAACCCACGCCCTGGTGCAGCCCGGCACCGCGAGCGCCCAGCGCACATAGTCGTGGTCGGCGCCGCCCTGCGGTGGCTGGCGAATCCGTTGCAGCACGCGCGAGCGCAAATCGTCGTCGGTTTCCTCGTCGGTGCCGCCGGTCATCGTGACGATGACGACATCGGTGTCGGCGCCAGCAACCGGGATAACGAAAGCCATACCGGCGCCCGGCAGCGCATTGCCTGCACTGCCTGGATCGAGCGCGCGCACCGGTCCGGGCGTTGGCGCGTCGGCGTCGAGGACTACGAAGGCCGTGGTCTCATATTGCTGTGCCGTGGCACCGCCGCCCGCGTATTGCAGCCGCGTGCCGGCCGGGATCACGACGCCGCCAGTGCCGGTGAAGGTGACCGTGCCCTGCGCGAGCGTCGCCACCTTGCGGCCCGTGGTAGCGTCTGCGTTGGTCAGCCAGATGTCCCCGTGCCGATCGAGCCATTCGGTCTCTGCGGTGTCGGGCAGGAGCTGGAGCGCCAGCCAATCGATGTATTGCAGGACGAGATGGCAGAGCGCGCCCTGATTATCGGACAGCACGCGCAGCACGCTGTTCGGCACCGAAGCGTCGGCGCCGGGCAGCGAGCCGCGAATGTTATCGCGGACGAGCGCGCGCACGTCGCGCAGCGTTGGCGTCGACCAAGGCATCGGATGCTCAGTTGTTTTTAGGTGAACGGCCAGTTGCCGCTATACGCGGGCGCGTCCGGGTCTTTCGTGACGATGTCGGCCCACAGGATCTGGTAGCGCAGCTCCACTGCGAGCGATGGCCCGCGATACATTTTTATCAACGCTTGGATGCGCTGTGTGTCGACCCGCGCGACATCGACTTGCATGCGCGAAGCGATGCGCAGATCGAGGAACGGCTGGAGCGCCTCGTTGATGTACTGCTCGACGCGCATCAGGGTCGAGCCCTCGAACGCTTCCGGTCCGACGATCTTGCTGCGCTTGAGCAGCCACAGCCGACAGCCGATCGGCCACCCGTTCCAGATTTCCTCGGCGTCGAGGTCGCCCCACCAGCCGCGCCGATCGGTGGAGTCGGGATCGGGCAGGATGTCGCTCGGTGCTGCAAGCCGATCGGTGCCGAGTGCGACGATCACCGCGGTGGCGAGCGCCTGCGAGTCGTCAAGCGTGCCGTCGGCCTGCAACAGCCAATCGACTGAGACTTCCGTCGCAAACGGAAATCTCCCGTCCTGGACGAGGCGGATGTCAGGCATGGGCGAGCCGGTTGTTTAACTCTGCGACCTGCGTTTCCAGATCGGCAACGCGCTTGAGCACGGCGCGGAACGCATCCATTGTCGGCAGTTCGTTGAAGCGTTCCGTCAGACCTTGAAAGGCTTCGAGCGTTACGAAGTCGACGCCACGCGGCGCAGCCTGTTGTCCGGCCTGACCGACAACGCTTTGCTGCTGTTGTTGATCCTGTTCAGGCTTGCCACCCGCGCCGCCCTGTCCGGCACTGCCACCGTAGCCGCACGGATCAGGCGAAACTTGGATCGGTTTCGATGACCAGCAGCCGTCATCGTCAACCCAGATTTGCATTCCCTTGAACTTGATGTGGGTGTGCTTGCCATCAGAGAGGCAAGATTTTGCCTCGCTGCCGTGGAAGGCAGATGCGTGGCTGTCGTCCATCAGATGCGAACCGGAGCCGCGCGACATCTGCTGGAAGCTGGAATTGATTTCGTGGAACGTGTCGCTCGATTGCTGGTGCAGCGTCTTCTGCCCGAGCTTGCTGCCTTGCTGCTGCCCCTGCTGCGCCTGCGTGCCTTGGTCACCGCCGCCACCGTCGCCAGCTAACGCTTTGACCGACGCCTGACCAGCTTGATTGCCGCCGCCCTGCTGTTGCTGCTGCTCGTTGGTGTTCTGCACCAGTGCGGTGTGGTAGCGCCGCTGATTGTCGACGCTATTGAACATACCGTCGTGTGAGATCAGTTGTTGCAGGCCCCACTTCTTGAGGCCGTACATCGCCGAGGCGCCCTTGGCCGCGTCTTTGGCGAGATTGTTCAGCCGATGACGCCGGTCATCCATCACGTAGCAGACCGGGAACGAGCGGTTGCCGCCGTTGAAGCCCATAAAGGCCTCGGGCCCCATGGTCAGCTTGCCGTTCGAGTCCTTGTCGCCGTCGGCACAGGTTGAAGTGAAGCCGTAATTCTGTGGGGCCTCGATGCCGGTGCGCGTCTCGCCGGCCATAAAGTTGGCTTTGGTCTCCTGCATGCCCTTGTTGTCGTCGACTTCATGCACGACCGAACGCGAGCCGCCGCCCGAGTACGCGCGGAACGAACTGTTGAGGGGTGTTGCACGATGCATCGCTATTGAATCTCCACGTCGCCGATCTCGACTGATGCGTTCGGCTCGATGCCATTGGGGCCGACCTTGGTATCGGGCGGCAGGTTGGGCTGCACAGAATTGGCCTGCGGGGTCGCGGGCGCGTCGGTCGGGCCCGGCGTCGGAAAATCGGGATTGACGTATTTGGTCGCCATGTTGAGCAGCTCGGGGCGCACCAGCGAAAGCGTAGTGAGCGTGCCGCCGCGGCTGTCCTGCGTGAACGTCACGGTGTGAATGCCGAGCGGATCATTGAGGATCGCCATCGGCGAGATCACCTGCACGACTTCGAGCGGTCGCCACAGATCACCGCTTGGGCGCTTCCAGCCTTGCACCGTGATTTCAGCGCTGATGAATGCACCCTCGTGCCAGAGCTTCTCGGCCTCGGCGCGTTTTCGCAGTTCAGCCGCGTTCCAAACCGGCTGCTCGGCTGGCGTAATCAGTTCACTGAATACCGGCGCCGATCCTCCGACTGATTCCTTCTGCTCGCTCGCCTTGGTGCCATACTGATCGTCACTGGCCCCGGTCTGCCCGACGTTCGTGTACTTCTGGAACATCGGGTCTTTGGTAATGATGCACTGGCACTTGAGAATGTTGACGCCCTCGATGAGGCTTTCGCTGGGGTCATTGGTCTGATCGCCGATCAGGAGAAAATTGCCGAACTGATCGCTGCCGAGCACGATCTTTCGCGGTCGTGCAATCCGCTCCAGAAAATCCCAATTCGTTTCGCCCTTTTGGACTTGAAGTTGGCGGAACGGCGTTGGATCGAGCGTACCGATGGTTTTCACGCCGACCGGATAGTACGAAAGCACTTCACGCGCGACTTGCTCAAAGCTCTTCTTATCGAAGCTGCCGGTCTCGCTCTGCACGCTCGACTTCGCAACCCAATGCGTGATGCCTTTGCCCAGGAGCTGCACGCCATGATTGTTGGCGTCGTAGGCGACTTGCCGCGTCACGATGTAGCCGTTCATCGCGAGGATGCCGCCCAGCGTGATGATGCACGGATCATCGGGCTTAAAGCGTAGCGCGACCCAGCGATCAGGCGTCGGCTCGGGTTCGGCTGCGGTGAACTGAAATAGCGAGAACGGTTCGTTGGCGCGAACCTGAACCCACACGCTTTCCCACTCGTAGAATTGCTGGCCGCGGACTACGAGAACGGCGATTTCGTCGGGATTGAAATCAGGCACTCAGCGCTCTCCCGAGCGGCAGCATGAACGCTGGATGCACCACGTGATTTTCGTCGCGCAGTTGGTTGGCTCGGCTCGCATCATAATAGAGCCGCTGCGCAGCGATCAGAGTCGATTGAGGCGCGGCGAACTGGAAGCGCAGCATGCGCGGCAGCGGGCGCGCGGTGTCAACCAGATAGCCAGTGATCGCGGCGTGCAGCTCGACCAGGGCGCGGTAGGTCATCTGATCCATGTCGTCGGCGGCGACTTCCTCCATCGCGCTGAACACGCCGTTCATCTGCGCTTTCAGAGCATCAACATCGTCGCGGCTCACGAACTTCGTGTTGGAGATGATGCCCGCCTCGGTCGCCAAACACACGTGGATGATCGAATTTTTGGTTAGCGTCGCGCCGAGTGTGACCGGGGTCTCGGCGAGCACGCTGTTACGGACAGTAGCGAGCTGCGGCTGCGTCGCACCTGTCTGTTGTGCGAGATTGAAGCAGTTGACCAGTGGCGGCGCCGCCACGTCGTTTGAGAGCAACGACTCGGCGTTGGCAGAAAGATCGCCGCACGCAGTGCGCACGTCGGCACCCGGTCGCCCGCGCGTTGGGATAGCCGAGAGCAACACGGCAAGCGCGCGCTGTAACAGCGGGGCGGCTTCCTTGGCGTCCTGTCTGAACATCGCAATTACACCGCCGAAACGTTTTTGCGCGATTGCGCGAGCGCTTGGATGACATCATCAGGAAGCGGATAAGGCGGGATCAGGCCGATGTGAGCGGCGTCCAGCGCGTCGGCAAGTATCGGACTTAGTGTCCTGATAACCTGCTCTTTCATCGCTTCCGACGCGGCCTGGAGCTGGGCCTGCGTGTTGACCGGCGGCGCAAGCGGGGATGCTCCGCGCTCGACGAACGTCATATCGAACGTGCAATAGCCGCCGAAGCGCTCTTCCTCGGTCAGCCGATAGCGTATCGGCATCACGACCATGGGCGGCAGCATGGGCAGTTGCAGCGGCCCGCCGCGGAAGTCGGTGCGTTCCAGCTCGGCTATCAGACGATCGCGGGCGACCGTGTAGTCGCGCCGGTAGAGTTCGACCGGAGTGTCCATCGGATAGGCGATGCAATAGCCGCGGACCGTGAACTCGACCGCGCGACGCCCCATGTCCTCGGCGTAAGGTTGGTCCTTTTTCGGGAACTCATGGACGACGATGCGCCGTCCGCTTTCTTTGCTGCCCGCCTCGACGTGAAACAACGCGCCGCGAAAGAATGCGGGCATCAGCTTTTGCCGCCATGGATTAGTAGGATCGGCGTCGAGCGCACTGCCCATTATTCTTCTCCAGCACTAATCGGTTCGGGCTTTCCTGAACTTGCCGGCTCCATCTGCGTCTGCCGGTTCATCTCGACTTTCTTGAACAGGCCCTCGCCGCTGGCGTTGACCTTGGTGCCGGACGGAGCCTTCACATCGACCGAAAGTTTTCCGGTGCCGGTCACCTGATGTGAGAATGTTTTCTCAGTGTCGGCGAGGTCACGCATTCGCCGCGCCCAGTTTATGTCGGATCGCCGGTTTTCGACGCCGTAACGCTCGCCGGTGCGCGGATCGCGATAGGTGTATGGATCGCGCGCGCCTCGTCCGTAGCCAAAGCCAACATTCAACGACGCATTTCCGGTGGCATAGTTGGTGACATTCGAGCCACCAAGCACGTCCGGCAGGGCCGCCTCCATGCCGCTGCGATAGCCACCAGGAGCTTTGCCACGAAGACTTACACCGGGGTAATAGCCGCGGTCGTTCATGGCCCGACTAAGCGTTTGACCGCGCGCTGCGGCACGGTTCATCAGGCTTTCCATGAACGCTTGCGGATTTTGCGGATTCTCGGCCGCTGCTAGGCGAAACAGCCGCTCCTTGGTTGCTGGATCGGCCAGCTCCTGGGCGAATCCTGCACGGGACTGTGCGAGGCTGCCGGACGCGCCTTCGGTGCCGGGCGCCCCAGAAGTAACTGCGTCGGCCTCGTGTGGCGCGAGCCCCTGCTCGATCAACGCCTGCCGTGCGCGCCCGCGCGAATTAACTTCAAAGTGACCGCGATCTGGATTCCTGAACTCGGAACCGGCACGCAATCCCCACTTGTGCGCAAGCGCCTCTTCTTGCGCGGACCCTCCCGGCAACCCGCCGAGAATTCGATTGCGAGCAACCTGATTGACATCGATGGCGCGACCCAACGGATGGTAGGAGGGGTTGCCTCTTCCCGCCAAGCCGCCGCCAGAGCCGGGTCGAACCACCCCGCCAGCCGCTTCGTAGTCGCTGAGAAACCCCCGAAAGTTTGCAGCGTATTCTTTTCCTACAGTGAACTTAGCACCCGACGCTGTTGTGATGGTTTCCGTTGCCCCGGCTGCTCTCGTCGACGTACCTGCAGGAGCCATTGCATCCGATTGCCACTGCGTGCCGCCGGTGGCTGGCGTCGCGCCAGCTCCCGCACCCGTGCCGGGGCCGACGCTGCTGCCGTAAGGGGCGGCGCCCATCCCTGGCACGCCCCCCATGCCGCCGCCGATCGTGCCGGTGCCGTAGCCGAGACCACCGCCGAGCCCGCCCATCCGCGTGCCGACGCCGCCGGCACTAAGCAGGCCAACGCCCCCGCCCGGAGCGCCGCCCGCCACGCCGCCTATTAAAAAATCGTTGAGCCGTTTCAGCTCGGCAGTGTTCTCAAATAGAATCTTGTCGTGCTCTTCCATCGCGCCGCGCACTTCGATGTTCTCTGACATCGGCAGTCCGCGCCAACCGGTGCCGGCGAAGCGGGCAGCTCCCCCACCGGCACGACCGGCACCGCCGGGAATTGCGTTGATGCCGAGCTGCTCGGCCATGTCCTGCGGTGGCGATAGATCGCCCAATTCTGATGTGAGTCCTCCCTTCCCTTGAAACAGGTCTTTGAGTTGCGGCGCGGAGCCCTTCCCGCCGAGCTTTTCCCACATCTTCTGGTAGGGGCGCGTAAGCCAGTCGGCGATCTCTTTGGCAACGTCGAGCGACTCTTTGAGCTTCCTGCCGATGGTGCGGCCCCAGGTCTCGCCTGACTCGCCGATCTCTTTGTTCATGTCGCGGAACAGCGGCAGCAGTTCAATCTGCATGCCGAAAATGATGTCCTCCATCGTTTTCTTGACCTTCACCCATTCCGCATTGAACTCTTTCGATGCCTCCAGCATGCGCTTGAACCGGTCAGCCTCGGCGGGCGAGAGATGGCCGATGTCGAGCGCTTGCAGTGACAGTCCAAGGTTCTGCAAGTACGCCTCGGCGGCGCGTGTGCCCTGCCGCGCCATGATCACGCGGCCCTTCTCGACTGCGCGCTCTAACGCGCCGGTGACATCGCCGCGTTCGATCTGACGTTGCAGCGACTTGGTGAACTCGACCAGCGTGCCGCCGGATTCCCGGAACATGCGGACGAATTCCGGCGTCCCGGCAATGCTGCCCTCCCGGACCGTTCGGAAAAAACCCGACAGGTCTTTTTGCGCAGCTTCCGCGCTGTAGCCGAAGTGTTCGAGCTGGTCGCCGAGGCTCTTGAATGTATCGATCGTGACGCCCGCGATGCGCGCGCTGTTGCCAAGATCGATCATGTTGCGGCTGAAAGCGACCAACGCAGCATTGATGCCTGCAAGCAGCGCCGGGATGCCGAGCATAACGGAGCCAAACCCGACCCCGGCCCTTCCTGCCAAGCCGACCTGCGTGGCGGCTTCGAGCATTCCCTTGTTGAACTCGCCGATGTGGCGCAGCGTGTCGCGAACGCCGCTTGCAAACATCAGCAGGTCGCGATTGGCACCGCGTGTTTGCACGCTGAAATTGGCGAGCCCCTGTGCGGTGTGCCGGGAGATACTCGTGTTGAACTTTTCGATCTCGGTGTTAAGCGACCTCAACCCGACCGTGGCGTTGTCGGTCAGATTGACGACTAGCCGTAGTTCCTCAAACTCAGCCATCGTCGTCGCTCGCTGTTTCCGCACGCATGCGCTTGGCCAGCTCCACGGTGCGAATCAAATGCAATTGGATGTCGCTGAGCGACATCGCAAGAAACACTTCCGGTGACTGGTGATACCAGCGCGCCAGACGATAGCAGTCGAGCACTAGGTCGCTGCCGTCGTCGTTCACCAAGCCGCTGGATCGGGCAAGAAAAAATTTCGCAACCTATAGGCTGCGGAATTCCAGTCGCGCGGATCCATGCGCTCAAGCAGCGGCGACATGATGCCGGTGAGCGCTGTCATGATCAGCGTCATCTTGCGCTCATCGATGACCACATCGCCATTCTGGTCGATGCGCACCGGGTTGCCATAACGGTTGATGTCGCCGCCGGTCGGCTGACGGAATGACAGCTCTTTGACATCGTTGCCGTCGTTGTCGCGGATCGTCCGATGCAAGAGCCTGACCTTTATTGGCCACGTCTCCTGCGGCTCCGGTTCCGGCGCAGGTGCCTGCGCTGGCGCAGCCTGCGGCGTCGGGGCTTCGATGGCTGCGGGCTCATCCCTGATGAAACCTTCTGCTCGTTGCGGTTTATTCATTCGGCTACCCTCAGAGATCGAACTCTTCACAGATCAGGCCCTCCCAGCGCACCCGAGCCTGACCGTCGCGGGTGTTGCCTTCGAGCCCGGCTTTGCAAGTCGCGCCGGCAAGGGTGTACTGCTTCCCGTTGGCGAGCTGCGCGATCACAGTGGAATTGACCTGCGCTTCCAGCCGCGACATGTAGACATCGGGGGTCAGCGAGATGTCGCCCTCGATGTAGGGAACGCGCGGCAATTCCTGATAACCGTGCACGCGGTCCTGCCCGGCGATCATCGTGCGCTCGACCGCGCTCGGTGACACCGTGAAGTTTCCGCGCAACGGCAACTGCACACCATCAACCATGCAGAACGCGATGCCAGCGAAGCGCTGTGCCATTGTCGTCACTCCGTTTTGTTAGGAAGGAAGAAAGCGGTGGCCCGCGCGAGGTCGGGCCACCCGAGCCGTTGGTCGATCAGCCGATCGGCACCGGCAGGCTCATGCCACCAATGCCAACCGGAGCTGCCGACGGGAACGTGCCGGTGACGCCGAGGTTGGCGCCCGCCACGATCTCCCTGTCGACGCCGCGGTCGTATTGCAGGCGGAACTGCGCCAGCACCGCGAAGATGCGGAGCTGGTTGATCAGGTCTGGCGGGTAGAGCACGTTGACCCGGTTCGGGTCGTTCGGGTCCCGTTCCACGATAAGGTGTGCAATAAATTGCGAGGCGTTCTCGACCAGACCGTTGTACTCATCCTGCCGATACTGACTGACCAGCTCGCCCTTGATGATGCCGGGCGTGACGATCGCCTGCCCCGGACCGAAGCGTGTGCCGTCGTCGGCCAGCTTGTGCCGCGGGAACTTCGAGGTGACAGCGTGCCGCTGATTGCGCAGCAGCCGTGCGAGCGTCGCAAGCGTGGTGACCAGCTCATATGCGTCGTCAGGCATGCCGTAGAGGTTGAGCTGGTACGTTGTCTGTTCGCGGGCCAGCATCGGCTGGTTATCAGAACCGGCCTTCTGGATCGCGATGCCCGAGAGTGCCAGCGAATTCAGCTCGACAAAGTCGAAGCGCTGGTGCAGCGGCGCGAGCTTGATCTTGTTGAGCGAGAGCGTCTGCAACGGCCGCGCCGGGTCGTTGGTGAGCGAGCGCTGCGCCTTTGCCGTATATGCCGCACACCACTCGAAGCTGGGCGATGGTGACGCGACTTCGAAGCCTAGCACCGACGTGACACCGCTGTTGCGCGATTGGCCGAAGGTGACGAGAGCGCTGTAAGTGCCGCGCTTGGCCGAGAAGATGTGGCCGAAGTGTTGGCGTTGCCAGCCCCATCGCCCTTGGTCAGAAAAACCATATTCTTCTTCCCAAGCAAACAAAGAATTTGAATCCGTGAACGGCATCGCCACGAACTCGAACTCTTGCTCGCCGAGATTGGCGATCGCGGTGTCCATCACCGGCGTGCCAGTGCCACCGGTGAGCTGGCCGGTTGCTGGCATGGTGATGCCGAGGCCGACAGGCGTCATGTCGCCGCCAACCGAACCGTAGTAATTGAGCCCCACGGTGATCTCGTTGCCGCCGATGCCCTTCCACACCGCTGTGAGAGTGACGATGCCGCCGGTGGACTTCACCGCCGTCACCGGGCACTGGACTTGATCAAGGTCGTTGATCGCGTCGGTGATCGCCTGGGCGATCTGATCGATCGTCTGCGTGGTCTGGATATTGATCGGGATATGATCGCCAGCGATGTAGAGATGGATCGTGCCCGCCTCGGTGCACGGCGCGGTGACCGTGATCACGCCAGTCGCTTTGACCGCGCCAACTGGTTCCGAGAGCGGCAGCCCGTAGACCATGTTCGCAAAATTATTGGCGAAAAACGCCTTAAACATCCGACTCAGTTCAGAGCCGGGCCCGAAGTGCGCATCGGCCTGCGCTTGACTGCCGATCACGATCGGAACGTTGGGCGCCGCGTCGCCGGGCGCGATCATGGTGCCGACGATCAGCGAGGGCTGCACGATGACCGGCAGTCCCGCCATCGAGGGATCAACCTCGACCCAGTAGAGCGGCACTTTGATGTTTGACGGGATTTGCGAAAAGCTAATAGGCATCGCAGCCTCCTTTCAGGAAGGTGGTTCGGGTAGTCCCAGCAATGAGAGAAAAAAGAGCGCGCGATATGCGCGCTGATTGCTACTCGGTCGGGCTTTCCGAGCGCGCGCGACGCGAGCGCTGTTGCTGCTCGCCGGTCTCTTCCACAGTCACGTCACCATCGGCAATGCGCCGCTTGGTGAACCTGTCGAGCGGCCATTCGGCGGGGCCTTCCTTTGGGAAGCCGACGCCGCTTGGCATATGCCGAATGAACTTGCGGATACCGTCGTCGCGCGGCGTGACGCGCACCATCGGGCGCTGCGGAGTGAGTTCGCGAATCCGCGCTCGTCGCGCCTCGACCTGCTGTTCACGGATCGAGATTTCCCTGTCAGTGCCGTTCATGGCGTGCTCTCCTTTGCTGGGACGAACTCGTATTCGGTGATGATGCGCTGCACCGTTTCGGCGTCCGGCACGGTGCCGTCCTTGGCCATCGGCACGGTCTCGACGTGGATATGCAGCAGGTCGTCGGGGATGAACGGACCGTACTCAGCGCGATAGAAGATCGACGCGTCGTATTGCAGCTCGGCCCATGGCGTCTGATTGTTCAGCCCGGTGCTTCCCCACACATGCTTGCGGGTGCCGCGGGTGATACCTTCGAAACGGGTGTTGTCCGGCGTCTGGCTCTGCGCAGTCGGATTCCACGTGTGCAGGAAATTGGTGATGTACTGGTCGCGCCAGAGCCCGTTCATGATCGCCCAAAACGCGGAATCGAGCGTCAGCTCTGCGTCGAGCGGATCATTGTTGCGGATCATCACCGAGAAGCCGAGGCGCAGCGTGTGGCTGAACCGGATGTGGCCCGCATTGGCGTCGCCGTCCGGCTGCATCACTTCGTCGACGATGTAGACACCGAGATACGGCAGATGCTCGGGCTCGATCTTGAGCATCTTGCAGCGCCGCGCCTTGAAGCCCTTGAAAAACGGCAGCGTGACCAACTTGGCGAACAGCGCGTCGCGGATCACGGCCGAATAGCTCTGCGTTGCAGTGATCCCGAGCCCGTCCTGCCATCCGTTGCCGTTACTCATGGTTTGGCGGCCTGCCACAAGCGCAGCGTCAGTTCGGTCTCGCCGCCGCCATTGGTGTTCACGTCGATGATTTCGAATTCACCGAGCGGCTTGCCGTTGCAATCAAACGGAATGAGCACGCGATCGTTTTGCAGCGGCCCAACGGGGAATTCGGATTCGAGGATGTAGAAATGCGTCCTGTGATCCGAATAGATCGAACCGTCCTGGGCGACGACATCGATCGTGTCGGTGTCAAAGATGCCGCGTTTGTCATACGGCGCGATGCCGGGCTGACTGGCGAGCGGGATGAACGTCGCCGGCACAGCCATCACATCGTAGACCGGCAAATAAGCCAGCGTTGACCAGTTCACCGCCATGGCACAGCACTCGCCAGCAGCGCACGCATGCGCTCGCACAGCTTTTGAAATAGCTCGGGCCGCAGGATCGGCCGCGCGGAATGAATGACCTCGCCTTTATTGACGATGCGCGGCGCGGCGATGCGCCGGCCGCCAGTGCCCCTCGGCCGCCCGATCGCGATACCCGTGCTCGGGCGATGCGCTGCCGACGAGCGCGAGCGTGGCCAGATGTCGGTTTCCGCGGTGTTCTCGTCCGGCGTCTCCGTGTTGGGAAACTGCCGGCGCATGTCCTCAATCTGCCAATTGGTCAGCTCGACAGGTATCTCGGGCTTGAGGTCCTCAAGGCCCGCGATTGCCCCTTCGATCGCCTTGGTGACGGCGCTCGTGTCGGCAGTGATGGTGATCATCTGAAAGATCAGACTTGGATGCGCGTGTAGTGCATCAGCAAACTGTGCACGGCGTCGCCGACGGCGCCCAGGCCGCGGGTTGATTGCATCTGCGCTTTGATTACTGCGCTGGGATCGTAGAATTGAACTCGCGCGTGCTTGTGCGACACAGAACGCATGCCAGCCGTAGCTTGGGCAATTTGCTGCGCGCGCTCGGCGCGGATCATCAGCTCGCAGGCCTGCTTGAGCGCGTCCGGCGCTTGCTCGGGCAGGTCGTAGCCGCCGGTGTAGGTGACCGCGATCGGCTCGACGGCGGGGCCGAATAGGGTCAGCTTGCCGGATCGCTCTTCAAGTTCCCAATCGCCTGGATGGACGATGGTGCCGCGTGGCGATTCGACCAGGAGGATGTCGTCTTCCTTCACCGGCCAGTGTGAGAGAAACACGCGCGGTGCCGGGCACCACTCAGATCCCAGGCAGCGCCAAGTCTCGCGTACTTGTTCACGCGCGAACACGCGATTGCAGCTCGTCGCGACCACATCGGAGTAACGGGTGATCAGCTCGCTGAGCTGCGCATCGAGGGACGCGTCATGAATGGCCATTGACGTTTTTAATTCTTCGAGCGTCATCAGATCAAAGCTGGTCGCCGCCGTGATGATCTTGATCGTGACATCGGCCATGGCTCATCCCGTCTCGATCTGGAATTGCTCGAACAACCCGTGCAGGTCGAGCGCTGGTCCATCCTTGCCGTCCGACATGATTGGAACAGCTACGAAGCTCTTGCGGTCGACGTTCCAGCCGACGATCTCGGGCGCTGCTGCGCCACGCTCACCGCGCGGGCCCGGCTCACCCCGTTCGCCGCGGAGGCCTGGCTGTCCCTTGTCCCCGCGTTTGCCCGGTGAGGTCAGCAGTTGCCAATCCGGCCCCGGACATTCGGCCGGGTGATCCTTGCGCGCGACAAACGAGCCGCCGTTGAGCGCAACGATGTCGAGATATTTGTAGATTTCGCCCGGCTTGTATGTCCCGCGCACCTGCGGGGTGATCGCATCGCGACCAGCGATGGCGAGCAGAATCCAATCGCTGCCGCCAGGGACCTGCGCAGTGTCTTTGAGCGCCTGAAAGACCGAGCCGTCGTAGCAAACAACTTCGGCTTCGTAAGTGACCGAGTCCTGCCGCCAGATTTTCGCGATCGGCAGTTTGCCGCGCGGACCCTCGGGCCCGCGCTCACCCTGCGGCCCCGTCTCTCCGCGCTCACCCTGGATTCCGCGCTCGCCGGCTTTGCCTTCGGCGCCGCGTTCCCCGCGCTCACCGGGTTTGCCATCAAAGCCCTTTGGT